GACCTCGACCGGCGCACGGTGACAGATCGCTTGAAAGATACTCAACCCAGTGGTCGCCGCAATGCACACCCGATTTACAAAATCGCAGACATTGCTGAACTCCTGGTCGTCGGTTATCTGACCAAAGACAAACTCAGTGAAGCGCAACAGCTCAAGTACGCTGGTAACGCCAAGGACCATTGGGATTCCCAACTGAAGCGTCAGAAATACCTTGAAAACATGCACGACCTTTGGCGCACTGAGAAAGTGATTTCGGTGTTTGCCGACGTGTTCAAAACCTTCCGTGAAGCCGTAGTGGTGTTCGCCGATGAAATGGAACATGAGTCTGGTTTGACCGGTGATCAGATCGACAAAGTGAAAGGTTTTTGTGACGCATTGCTGATCGAAACCCGTGCAAAATTGCTACAACTGGACATCCCCGAAATGGGCGATCACGACATTGCATACGATCCCTCCGGTCTACCTGAAGACGACTTGGTGGAATTGGGGTTGGCGTGAGTGTCACACTTCACTGACCTGTCCATACGGGAGTTTAAACACTACCCGTCAATACGAAGCATAATCGAAGAACTCTCTGAAATACTGCTACCACCTGAACGTATCACGGTGACCGAAGCAGCAGAGAAATATTTTCGTGTGTACAACCCGCCTGCCTATTCTGGCCCCTATCTGGGCTCCAAAGTTCCGTACCTGTCTGAACCCATGAACACCTTGGAATCACGGGATTTCTCAGCGGTGTGCGTGGTGGCCCCGGCTCAATCTGGCAAAACGAACGCTTCGCTTGGATGGCTTGCTTACAACGTGGTGTGTGACCCTTCGGATTTTATGATCGTGGAAAAATCCATGACAGAAGCGAAGAACTTTTCGATGATGAAAGCGGATCGCATGATTCGCCATTCACCCGAAATAGTGACCAGGTTAATTCAGCGCCGGACAGCATCAAATATTTACGATAAGAAATTCAAATCTGGCACCTTCCTGACGATGACCTGGCCCACGGTGAACAGCCTGTCAGGTAAAACCGTTCGGCGTGTTGCGCTGTCAGACTATGACCGTATGGACATGGACATTGGTGGGGAAGGTTCCCCGTTCGACCTCGCTAGACGACGCACAACCACTTACAAACGGTTGGGTATGACCTATGTCGAATCAAGCCCGTCCTACGATTCTCTGAACCCCAGGTGGCGATCCACGTCATCACATGAGGCACCACCCACCAAAGGTATTCTGGGTGTTTACAACCGGGGTGACCGCAGACTCCGCTACTGGCAGTGTCCGCATTGCAGTGAATGGTTTGAACCGTCCTTCGCAACACTGCGGTGGCCAGTCAGTGACGACGCAATGGAATCGGCTGAAAACGTGTACATGGCCTGTCCACACTGTTTCGATGAAAACGGTGCCATGATCACCCAGGACATGCGACCCGCACTGGATGGGAAAGGTGTCTGGTTACGCGACGGTGAGAAGATCGACAGGCACGGTGTTGTCAGTGGGAAAGCACGACGGTCAGATATTGCCTCGTTCTGGTTGAAGGGGCCAGCTGCTGCGTTCTCACAGTGGAAAACTCTGGTGATCAACTACCTGTTGGCCATGGAGGAATACGAATCCACCGGCAACGACAGGCCACTCAAAGCCACCGTGAATACCGACCAGGGTGAGGTATACACACCGCCGCACATCGCCGAGAGTCGGGCACCGGAAGACATCATGGGTCGTGCTAAGGACATCGGTGACCGGGTGGTGCCTAAAGGCGTCCGGTTCCTGCTGGCCAGCATCGACGTGCAAGGCAATCGTTTTGAGGTTCAGGTACACGGGGTTGTTCCTGCAACCAATGGTTTTGATCTGGTGATCATTGACCGATTTGTGATTCGCAAGTCGAACCGGTACGACCAGGACGATGAAAGGTTCTGGGTGAACCCCGGCGCGTACCCCGAAGACTGGGATACCATAACCGAAAAAGTCCTTGACAAAACGTACCTTACGGATGAACTTGTTGCTCGACAAATGAGTATTCGTTCTGTATTCTGTGACTCAGGTGGTCGGGCTGGTGTTACAACCAACGCTTATGAATACTACCGAAGGTTGAAACAAGAAGGTTACGGTGGAAGGTTCTGGTTGATCAAGGGTGACGGTATGAAGACCGCACCGAGGGTCAGAAAAACCTTTCCAGACTCAGGGCGAAAAGACCGGAAAGCCGGTGCCAGGGGTGAAATACCCGTGTTGATGCTGAACACCGATTTACTGAAAGACTGGTTGGACAGAGCGTTGGACAGGCTGGAACCCGGTGGGGGTTACATCCAATTCGCCGACTGGTTGGAACTGGATTTTTACAAAGAACTCTGTGCCGAAGTGAAGTTGCCAAGTGGCAAATGGGACAACCCGAAAAAGTTGCGTAACGAGTCCACCGACTTGATCTGTTATTGCTACGCCGGATGTGTGTTTTTCAAAGTGGACAAGATTGACTGGGATGATCCCCCTGCATGGGCCGATGAGTGGGACAACAACCCACTGGTGAGCAAGGCAGGCACGAAGAACCCGGTGATACAGCAGAGTTCCGAAATCAGTCTTGAAGCGTTACAAAAACTGGCAGGGCAATTGGGGTAAACATGGACAACCAGCACCGAAAAATCAGTGGCTATCGTGAACTCGACCAAGCTGAAATTGACCTGATGAATGAGATCAAAACTTTAGGTCAGGAGATTGGTTCAGTTGTCGAGAAGCTGGAACGGACGACCATCATCCGTGATTCAATCAACACTGGTGAACCGTTGTTTGATCAGCGTTGGGTTGAAGAAGGGAAAATGGACTTGCAGAAAGGGATCATGTCACTCATTCGATCTGTGGCGAAACCGGGCACATTTTAATGGCAACCATTACTGATCGACTAGCCGAAGCAGAAGCTGCGTACCACGATTTGATGACGGGTCAGGCGGTTGTTGAAGTGACAGACCAGAATGGTGAGAAGGTCACTTTTCACCGCGCCTCTGCCAGTAAGCTGGCACAGTACATTCAGTCCCTGAAGTTGCAAGCCGGACCGGGTAACCGGGGACCAATGCGGGTGTATTTCTGATGACCGATCAGTTGGACCTACTGCAAGATAAAATGCCGACTCAAAGCGCCAGTAGCTTTGAGGGTGCCAGTCACATCAATCGTGAATTGGCCATGTGGCAACCGCCATTGCGGTCCGCCGACGCCGAAATTATCCCCGATAAAGACTCACTGGATGCCCGAGCCTTAGACCTACAGCGCAACGATGGTTATATCCACGGTGCCATTCAGGGCCATAAAGATTCGATCGTGGGTGGATTTTACCGCCTCAATTCCAAACCCAATTTTAAACACTTAGGTTTGGACGAAGTGTGGGCAGAAGAATTTCAAGAGTTCATTGAATCGAAGTTCAGCCTGGCGTCCGAGTCACCGGACAACTGGTTTGATGCTTCCGGTCAACTGACCTTTTCCGAAATGGTACGCCTGGCCATTGGTGTGTCCATGATGTCTGGTGAAGCGTTGTCTACGGCAGAATGGATCAGGGAAAGCAACCGACCATTCAAAACGGCCATTCAGATGGTTGACCCCATCCGTCTGTGTAATCCGTACAACGACATGAATTCAACGGAATGGCGTAAAGGTATCAATTTCAGTCGCACCGGTCGTGCGATGAAATACTCAATCCGATACACCATGCCGGGTGACATGTGGGATTACGAGAACCAGTACCGGTGGAACATTGTCAATGCCCGTAAACCCTGGGGTCGGAAACAGGTTCTGCATTATTTTGAACCGTATCGCATCGGTCAGAGTCGCGGTATCAGTGACATGGTTTCGATTCTCAAACAGAGCAAAATGGTGGGTAAGTACCAGGAAATCGTGTTGCAGAACGCGGTGTTGAACGCAACATACGCTGCAACGATTGAATCCGACTTACCACCGGCTGACGCATTTGAATCTTTGGGTGGTGGTCAGAAAGACCCACAGCAAGCGTGGGCACAGAACTACCTTGAATCAATTGCGGCGTATACCGGTTCCAGTAAAAACCTGCACATTGACGGTATCAAAATTCCGCACATGTACCCAGGCACCAAGCTGAACCTGATGAATGCAGGGCAACCGGGTGGCCTGGGGACCGGGTTTGAGGAATCACTGTTGCGTAACCTGGCCGCTGGTTTGGGGTTGAGTTACGAAGAATTCTCACACGACTTCACGAAGACCAACTATTCGTCTGCACGGGCGGCTATGGGTGAATCCCACAAGCGTCTTCAGGGTCGCAAGAAAGCGGTGGCTGACAAGTTTGCCACCGACATCTTCCGGTTGTGGTTTGAAGAACAATTAAACAGTGGCGGGTTCAAGGATGTAATGCCTCGGAATGCCCCTAGTTTCTACGAAGGGTTGAACAAGGATGCGTACACGTCTTGCACCTGGATCGGCGCACCCCGTGGCCAGATTGATGAATTGAAAGAGACACAGGCCGCTATTCAGCGAATTGCTGCTGGCCTGAGTACCTACGAGAAAGAGTCTGCCCGCTTCGGTGAGGACTTCCGTGAAGTGTTCCGTCAGCGCGGTCGTGAGCAGAAAATGATTAATGAAATGGGTCTGACGTTGAGCCTGCAAACCAAAGGTGGCGGCACTCTGGACACTGGCGATGACGCCGAAGATAAAAAACCAAAGCCTGGCAACAACGAAGGTGACAGTGATGAGTAAACAGATTGATCTAAGGTCACGGTTGTTGAACACACCCTTGATGATGTCGCAGGAATACGCGGAATCGTTTGCTGCAATGGCCCCTGAATCATTCATGATTGATGGTGAGCCGGACAACGCTGACGAAATGATGTTCGACTTTGCATTTGGGCAGTCGAAATCAAAACCTTATCGAATGGTCGGATCGGTCGCAGTCATTTCGATTACCGGCACACTGTTGCATCGGTTTAACTGGGCATACAGCGGTGCCACCGGTTACGACTATGTTCGGGCTGTGTTCGATATGGCACTGGCAGATGATGACGTTGAAGGAATTGTATTTGATATCCATTCCGGTGGTGGTCAGGTGGATGGTGCATTTGAACTGTCTGACCACATCTTTGATAACCGGGGCGTTAAGCCTTCAATGTCCATCGTCAATTCACACGCTTACAGTGCGGCTTACCTGCTGGCCAGTGCCGCAGGGTCCATGTCTGTTCCAAAGACGGGCGGGGTGGGGTCCATTGGTGTTGTCACCATGCACACCGACATGTCGAAGATGCTGAACGATGTGGGCGTTAAATTTACATTCATTCATGCTGGTAAACACAAGGTGGATGGTAACCCGTATGAGTCATTACCTGATGATGTGCGGGCAAGATTTCAGAGCAAGATTGATGAGTCCTACGGTATGTTTACCGAAACGGTGGCTCGTTATCGTGGTCTGGATGTCGAGGTTATACGTGGGACTGAGGCGGCTACGTTGAGCGCCAAAGAAGCCGTAGACCTCAAACTGGTGGATGCTGTTGCTTCTCCTAAAGAGGCGATGAAAGCGTTCGTAGCAAGTCTGAACGGTGAAATGAAGGGGACTACCGTCATGGCAATTCAAGAGAAGTCCGGTCAGCAGGCCGCGAACGCGGAAGGTGAAAACACATTCACTCAAGCTGACCTCGACAAAGCGAAAACGGATGGTGTTACTGAAGGTCGTAGTACGGAACGTGATCGTTTCAGTGCGGTGCTGGCGTCCGATCACTTTACCGGGCGTGAAAGCCTGGCAAAGAAAATGTTGACTAACCCGGCTCTTTCGGCGACTGAAATCAACGAAATGTTGGGTGAAGCACAAGCAGTTGTTGCTCCGGTTCAATCAAAGGGTGCAAATGCTTTTGAAGCAGCAATGGAATCATCGGATAACCCGAACGCCGGTGCTGAAGGCCAAGCCGATGAATCTGGCCCAACTGAAAATGCCCTGCTGCGCGATTATGCGGCTGCAACCGGCATGAAACTCAAACAGTAATCTTTGAAAAACCGTAGGAGAAAGCCAGATGAGTATTCTCGCTGGAACTGAATCAAATGCTTTCACGCCGCGTGAGTTGTTCGCAAACGACGCAGAAGTAATCACTAATGCACACCTTTTCGCCACAGGTCTTGCCCTGGTGATCAATTCCGTTGTTGCACTGAGTCTCACGGGTGAATTGATAGAATGGGTGCCAACGGCAACAAATAGCACGGGAACCGCCATTGGCATTACCTGTGAGGCCGTGGACACCAGCGCCGGCGCGGCCATCAATCCGATCTACGAAGGTGGTTATTTCAACACTGACGCGATCAACTGGCCAACCGGCACCACCGCTGTACAGAAAATTACCGCATTGGCCGGTACCAACATTCACCATCGGGCACTTGCGTAACCGATA